TTAATCGCGCGCGACCTGAAAGCCCGCGAAGGACTGGCTGACCGGCATCAGCTCCAGCGCATTGATGTTCAGGTGCGGCGGCAGGGTAGCCACCCAGAACAGGGTCTCGGCGATGTCCTCGCCGGTCATCGGCGCCGCCCCGCCATACAGGGCGTCAGACGCCGCCTGGTCGCCGCCGGTGCGGACCAGGGTGAACTCCGTCTCGGCCATCCCCGGCTCGATGGAGGTGACGCGCACCCCCGTCCCGTGCAGGTCCGCCCGCAGGCCCAGCGAGAACTGGCGCACGAAGGCCTTGGTCCCGCCATAGGCGTTGCCGCCCTTATAAGGGTAGGTCGCGGCCACCGAACTGATGTTCAGGATCGCGCCCTTGCGCGCGATCAGGCGCGGCAACAGGCGGTGCGTCAGCGTCACCAGGCCGGTGATGTTGGTGTCGATCATCTGGCGCCACTGGGCCAGGTCCGCCTCCTGCGCCGTCGCCGTGCCCAGCGCCAGACCGGCGTTATTGATCAGCACGTCGATATCGCGGAAGCCTTCAGGCAGGGCGTCCAGCGCCGCGTCGATGGCGGCTTCGTCCCGCATGTCGAAGGGCGCGGCGTGGACCCGGTCGGCGCCCAGCTCCGCGACCAGTGCGTCCAGCCGTTCCTGGCGGCGGCCAGTGGCGATCACCTTCCAGCCTGCGCCGGCGAAGCGGCGCGCCGCCGCCCGACCGATGCCCGAGGTGGCTCCGGTGATCAGAATGACGCCGCTCATGATGTCCGTCCTGGCTGAGGCTTTGCTGTCGGGGTGACTTAATCCCGCACCAGCCCGCCGTCGACCACCAGATTCTGCCCCGTCACCGCCCGGCTCCACGGCGAGGCGAAGAAGAGGGCGGCGTCGGCGAACTCTTGCGGCGTGGTGACAGAGCGCAGCGGCGTCATGCTGGCGATAAGGTCGAACACAGCGTCCGGCGTCGCCGCGCTGGCGTCAGTCGTCCGCAGCAGGCCGCCCGAGATCATGTTGACGGTGATCCCCGACGGCCCCAGATCGCCGGCCGCCGTTCGCGTCAGGCTGAGCAGGGCGGCCTTGGCGGCGGTATAGTCGTGATAGGGCACGACCGGATTCTGGAATACGGTCACTGTTTCATGCTATCAGGGCGGCATGAAGATCATTGCATACGCCCGCTATAGCTCGACCGCCCAAGAGGGCACGTCGATTGAACGCCAGCACGAAGCCGCCAAGGAATATGCGGATAGCCGTGGGTGGGCCATCACCGAATACGTGAAGGATGAAGCCCGTTCGGCCTTCCATGCTGAACACAAAAGGATCGGCAATCTTGGCCGCATTCTGAAGCGGGTTGAGAGCCGTGAGATCGGGGCTGGTGATGTTCTAATCGTGGAATCAGTGGACCGCCTGAGCCGTCAGGATGTGATGACGGCCCTCGATACCTTCATTCAGGTGATCAACGCGGGCATCACGATCATCACGACGATGGATGGTCAGGAACTCAACCGCACGAACTATCAGAACCAGTGGACCAACATCATTATGGTCATGGCTAAAATGGCCACGGCCCATGAGGAAAGCCTGAAGCGTTCTGAACGTCGTAAAGCAGCATGGACCAAGAGCCGCAAAGAGGGCCGCATGACCATTCTGGTTCCGGCTTGGCTCAATATGGATCGAACGGTTAGGGCAGATCGTGTGCAGATCGTCAAAACCATCTTTCAACTGTGTGACGAGGGCAAAGGCTCAAACCTCATTGCCAAGCATCTGAACCAATCGGATATCAGATCATGGGGCAGTGAGAAGACCTCGGGCACGTGGTCCAGCAGCTATGTGAGCCGTGTTCTCCGCAATCGTGCAGTGATCGGTGAATTCCAAGCCTTTCAAATGGTGGATGGGAAGGAGACGCCGATTGGTGAGGCCGTCCCTGACTATTTTCCACGGGTCATTGATCAGAGCCTTTTTGATCGTGTGCAGGACAAGGTAGCCGCACGGGCATTTGATGGGGCTGGTTCAGGCCGAAAGGGCGGCAATACCAACATCGTCAAGGGTCTGATGCAGTGTGGTGAGTGTGGTTCAAACTTCCACATGCTGCATTCGGGCAAATATCCCTTTCTGAAGTGTAGTGGTCATAGGCAGGGCAAATGCACCAATGGGGTTGCCTTTCACTACACGCTCTTTGAAGCCCACTTTTTGAATAGCATCCGTGAACTTCAGATTGAGACCGGAACGAATGACATTGAGTCCGCTATTAATGAGCAACTAGCCGAGGCCAGAAACACACTGGTCACTCTGGATAAGAATATCTCTTTCATCATTGATAAGATGATTGAGATGGATTCCCCTGCCCTCACGACCCGCCTTGCCAAGTCCGAAGATCAAAAGCGTGAAACCCTAGCCTTGATCGATAGGCTAGAGGCAGAACTACGCAGGGCCACGGTTCCAGTCGATCAAACACAGACCGATATCATATCACTGTATCAGGCTCTGATCAGTGGCAATGATGATACATACGAAGAAACCCGCCAAATGATTCATGAGAAAATCAAGGAACTGATCACGGGTATCTCTGTTCAAAAGTTTGGCGTTCCTACTCTGGTTGTCTTTCTGAAGGATGGGACCAGCTACACCATGTGGAACACCAAGCCTGAGAAGTGGGGTAAGGGACGCCTCCCTCTGGAAAAGATGCTTTGGACCACGCAACGCACTGTCGTGGGTGAGCCATCCGAATGGGTTTAGATCGGTAGGGCCATATGTTGGATATCATGGTGATGAATGGCCTTCTTACCCTTGGCCGCAATCACCGGACTATCAGGCAGAACCCAAAAGGGTATGAGGTCAGTGGCTAGATAGACGCCCTTGATGGTGACGGTTGAGGTCTTGTCATCGGTCACACAGAACACAAACACATCGTTTGGAGCCGGATTATAGACCACGGGATCAGTGGTAGGATCAGCCAACCAATCACATCTGTTCGGATTGCATGACTTCACATGCACATTATAGTCATCCCACTTCAGGTCAGGCTCTGTGGTTGACTGACCCGGCTGGTAGATAATGTAGTCAGGTGGCGTCGTATTCAGAAGCTTGTGCACCGCGTGTTCAGCAATCTTGCCGGTTGCCGCTTGAATGATCCTCTTATCACCGAAGTGGATATCACCCTTGCGTTGGCTCTGCTTCTTTTCCTTTTTCTCGTAATACTCTAGAGCAAACTCTACGATTGGTTCCAATTCGGCTTCTGATAATGAATATTGCATAATGGCTTTCTCCCGTTATGCAACTATTTATCATCGTGTTTTGACCCTTAAGTCAGGTGTTTACTCGTAACCTTCACGCTAATCCACTTGTTGAAGTATGCAGGGTCCAAGAGAACATCTCGGCTAAACTGTTCCTTGGCTTCCAGATACGACATTTCAGAGCGGGTTTTACACAGGTGCAGGATCACACGGCTGAATGCCTGAGGGCCTAGTTCATCCACGCTCTGTGATAGCTCCTCGGATGATCCGTAGTATGAGGACCAGTCTGATTGAACATAGGATATGCGTCTACGCTTCTTGCCCTTCAGAGGCGGACGGCTGACCTTGTTCCAGAAAGTCTTTTTGCCGATATATTTCCGGCCATCACTAAGCCTAGTGATCAAATAGACAAAACCCGCCAAGTCCGAGGCGGGTTCTGTAAATGGTTCATCTTCATATATCCACACATACCTATTTAGTGAAGTATGAAACGGGTAAACTTACCTCACGGCATTGTAAGAGCGTTTTGCCGCCAAGTTCATACATTATGTCATTCAACTTGAACCACACGGCTTCCTCATCACTTAGCTGATAGTGATCCGAGGCAACCACACACTCTGCTATGAGATGTTTCCACTTTGGGTCAGAGGCCACCTCACTCCACTCCAGATAATATAGCTCACGCTCATATCTAAGCAGAACGATAGTCATACATCGGACAACCGTGGCCGTGCTTGATGCTGATAACTGTTGATCATATAAATCAAGAATCTCGTATATGTTGTTAATCAATGACATTACCGGCCTCATCCACCACATAGATCACAGGCTTATCCTTCAGGATATCCAGACACAGTTGATTCAACTCTCGTATTGCCTGATCAAGCATAGCCTTGGCTTCCTGATACTTCTCTTCATTTGTCATGATGTTTCTCCTTCATTAGACACATCTATTTATGATGTGGGAAGAAGAGTTAAATCAGGATAGAAACAGGCGTCTTTCATCATCACGACGCTTGATCAGGCCGGGTAAGCGGACGCTCTTTCCAGAGACCTTAGCGTAGACCCATCTTTCAAACTGTGATGCGGCACCGGCGTAATCACCTGCGTTCAGCTTCTGAAGCAGGGTGGATGACCTGAGGTTGCCCTCCCCAAGGTTGAACGTGAATGAGACCAGTGCATCAAACTGGCCCTGTGTGAGCTTGACCTTGACGTGCCTGAGAACGGCTTTCTCTGCCTTGCCTGCATCCTCGACCAGAAGCCTATTGGCCTCTTCCACTGTGATGACCTGCCCGCGTCTGGATGGTGTATGCCCATATCCGATGGTCCATATACCGGCTGGACAAATGTAAGCCTGTAGTTTCAGACCCTCGTATTTCTTGATTAGGTTTAATCCACGCTCTGATGTTCTCATGAGCGTATTTATTCAGGCATGAAAAAGGGGAGAGCCGGTTAAGACTCTCCCCTAAGGGGCCGATGTAAATTAGCAGGAGACTATACTATTACATCACGGTTGCAGCCGCTGCCCTCTTAACTGCTTCTGTTGGATCATATATATAATCGATAGCATCATAGTTTTGCTTCACGGCCTCCAACTGAACGGCTTCAGAAGGATCATCAATATATTTGATAGCGTATCCGTTCTCTCTTACCGCAGTAAGCTGAACTATTTCAGATGGATTAGCAAAATTATAAATTGCACACCCATCATGCCTAACCTCTTTCAGCACGACTTCTTCGTAAGCCAAATGAATCTCTTTAGAGTCTACTAACAACGGATTTGAAAGCAAGCTGTATACCCTGCCAGCAAAGTCATATCCGTCTACTTCTTTAAAGAACCTAACAACATCGTCAACCGTGGACGTGTTTAGGACAAACTTGATTAGCTCTTCTGGCGTATCGTCATTAAGTTCAAAAATGTTCATTGATATTCTCCTTTAAAAATGGGACTGCAACCCCGTCTGCACTTCTATTTAGTTATGCAGTAATGATGTTATAACCGCACTTAATGGCTTTTTCAATAAAATAACATATTCCTATAATCAGAATAATATATGCACTAAATCATTTTCTTCTAAATACGGGCATGATCTGGATCACCAACGCCCTTCATTTTTTCTATATATGGTTCATATACGCTCTCGACTTCTTGAATCTTCTTGAAGATCAGGCACCGAACAAGACACGACGCCTCTCATTAACGAACGTGAGTTTTTGGGCTGCACTGATCTTTGCAGCCTTCGTGGTCATCAAGTGTGTGATCACAGTGGATGCTCCCGATATGGCAGAGTTTGGCCTAGTGGCCGTCTCAAGCGTCATTGCCGCCCTGCTGCGTGAGCGTAAGAGCCAACGCTGCCATGATCGTCATGGAGGGTCTGATGATGAGGTTTGATCTATCCGTGGTGATCGGCTTGAGCGTGGTCCTAGCTCTGGTGGCCGCTCTCTCATTCCAGAGCTTCCAGCTTCAGAGAGAGCGTGAGGCTCATGAGACGACCAAGGACCAGCTTGAGCTTGTAGAGGGTCAGCTACGTGCAGCAGAGGTCAACAGGAAGCACCTAGGCCGTCTGGAGAAGGATCAAAGAGTCCTAGCCACAGAGGTGGATAAGGCTGTGGCTGCATCCGAGACGCTGGAGGACGCAATAGACCACATTGAGAGGATGGAGGGCCGATAATGAACTATCGATTTAGAGGCCCGTGGAGGCCCCTCTTTTCCAAAATAGGCAAAGGTTTTGCTTCTGTGTGCCCAAGGCCCCTACCCGGCCTTCCTAGGGGCAAATGGGGGCATTCTGGAGCCATTATCTTCATGGCACTTGCAATGGGTGCCTGCACGACGACTAGACCCGTGGTGATCGGACCTGATGCAGCCTTCTTTGATCCAGAGAGATGCAGGGGCTGGCCTCGGAGGGATGAGGGTCTATCCGATCCTGAATATGTCCTGCGTGGATATGAAGCCTTCAAATGTAACTTTGATACGAGATTGGCCGCAGGTGAAGCCCTCAAGGAGCTTTCTCAAGACCATTGATCGTCACCAGATGATCCAGTGCGGTCCTGACTTCGTATCTCTCTTGATTGATCCTAGCCGCAATCTCTGGATTCCATGCCTCTAGGACGGCCTCACCACTTTCCTTGCAAACAATGATCCAGCTATTGCAGCGTGGCGGTAGGTCAGGAACCACGACGCCAAGTCTCGACCTGAGCCAATACATCCACCTTGTGAATTGGGATATCCAAACCAGTTATCTCAATGGTGAATAGATATCCCGCACCATCATCACCATAAGCCTTGATGACCTGTGTGTTATCTAGTTGTGAAACCACATACAGAATATCACCAACCATATAATCACCCGCTTCCACTTGCTTCTTTGACATAGCCGGAATGAAGTGGATACGGCTTAGCTCACGGGTGAATATGGATAGCTTTGGATCAAATATGTTTGTCCTATAAATCACAGTGAACTTTTCATAATGATCCACAATGCTGAAGATATAGTCATTATATGACCATTCCCTGCCATCGTAGACGCCAGCCATTACCTTAACACTATCAATAAACTTCTTAGACATAATAGACCCAATAAAATGATGGGGTCATGGTCTCATACTTTGTAATAATGTAAAGCAGTTTTAATCTTGCATATCTTCATCACAAATGAAAAAGGCCCCGTGATGGGGCCTAATTATATCTTCTATATATTCTATTCTATGTGGACTCGACCATCTCAATGAAGCTCTGACCTTCTTGCACCCACCTAGTCAGATCGTGGTCCGATAGGCGGGGCACCATGACTGTGTGACTGTCATAGAGACCCCGGCCCTCATCCACGTAGGTGAAATACCAATAGCCCTGCCCCCTGACCAACTCGACCACGGCACCCTCACGGGCCTTCAGGCTCTTCAGGACATGGGCGGACCTGAAAGCCATTAGGCTGCTACCGGCTCATAACGAGTGACAGTGGCGGTGATGGCCTCGGCGTTCATGCGGGCCTGTGCAAGCTCGTGATTGGCCTGCATCTGGACCAGAACACGGGCCTTGAAACCAAAGGCCGCTTCCATACGGATAGCCATCTCAACCGACAGGGGCCGATTACCCGCAAGGACATGGGACAAATGAGGGCGGGCCACACCAAGGAGCCTAGCGGCCTCATTGACGCCAATCCCCCGCTCATCAAGCACTTCCTCTTTAAACCAGACACCCGCATGAGTCGGGTTCACCATCTCAACCATAGCCGTTCCTCCTATTCGATGAGGTATCATATTCCGTTACCTCCGCAGAGGCAAGAGGGGGCCGAAACCCCCTCTTTCTATCTAGTGATAATCCTCTAGGTCTACATGGCTCACCGTCTCATTATCCTCAAGGTAGAAAGTCAGCCTGTAGTTACCTGTTACGCTCATGCTCCAAGTTTTGGGACGGGGTGGATCGATACAGTGAACTTTCCAATGTGCCCCTAACTCAACCAACTCATTTATATTCCTGACGGCTCTTATTAGAGTGAGTTGGTTATGAAGCTTCCTAACGTGATCCTTATGAAGTCCTTTCGTATTCCTTGGCTCTTTTGATTGGGCCAGAGCCTTGAGGCCCTTGTGTTTGAAAGATTTGATTTCCATCTCGTCTCCCGTTGTTGATGACTTGGTATCTCATATCGTTACCGCTCATGCAATAGGGAAAGTGTGTGATTGATGAAATATTATCGTCACGCAAAAATCATCTAAAAGAATGGTAGCCTGCGTTACCCGCCTACTGAATATATACAAATATTCTATTTGCCCCTAGGAAGCCCGTGGAGAGCCAAGTCTGGTTTTCGGCCCTATGTTACCGGCTCACCCCTCACTGCCCGCCCTGCGGCTCCCCTGCGGCTCCCCTGCGGCGGTTTCGGCTCAACACATTCCACTTATTAAAAAAAGGATGTGCGTTACGAGGAACGAGTAACAAGCACATCCTTTATCTTCTATTACGAGGTAACGACTGAAAGGAGTTCCCTCTATTACTATATCAAGCTGAAAGCTCTATTACGAGGTAACGACTGAAAGGAGTTCCCTCTATTACTATATTACTAATTTGAGGGAGTTCCCTCTATTAGAGGTATTAACGAAAAACCTATTTAACGAGGGATGTTCCCTCTATTACTATATTTGTATTAAGTAGTAGTAATAGAGGGAGCAATATCAGCCAATCGGTTTGATTTCCTCCGTTGACCAAGCCTCTAGGCCATCGTCGTTAGAAGCTCTGGATTGCAGGATGACTTTGTTAGACAGCGGCTTTCCTGTGGCGTTTCGGTTATCGAACGCAGACAGGCGGCAAGTAAGCTCTGGTGATATGATGATACATTCCGTATCAGCACCGTCTATCTTGGCCCATAACAAGTGCCCGTCATTATATGACGATCCACATCCATGACCAGAATGCATCATGACGCCAATATATCCATCTTCGTCCTGAACCGAACGGATTTGATCTAGCGTGGCCTCGGAGAACTTGGCCTTAGATTTCTTGGCGTATTTCAGTGCCTCTTTGGTAGGCCACATTGTAACAGTGGCTTTCCAATCTGGTTTCGTCCAGTTCTTGATTCTGTCGGACGTGAAGATTTTGATATCAAACTTGTATTGGAAACGACCAGACTGACCTAGGCTCCAGTTATCAAAGATGGCAACTTGGAGAGCAGTGATATCCTCGGCACCGGGCATATCAGATACTATTGACTTCTTTTCGTGATATTTCATGTCCGCAATGATCTCACACCATCTCACAAATTCGGGGTTCTGGTGCACGAAGCGGGACATAAGAGCCTGATCAGCCGAAATAGCGTCTAGGTATGAGGTTACATCATCGATATTGAAATTTGACATTGGTTTAATCCTGTAAAATAAAAGGCCCCACGATGAGTAAGATCGTGGAGCCACAGGATTAAATAGTATCTCCGTCGAGACATATCTATTTATCATATTCCGTGACCACATACATCGTCTTACTCACAATGCAGCATGGTTATGAATTCTATTTATACAAGAAGTTCAGAAAGTGCAATATTGCTATTAATATAGTAATAGAGGGAACACTTAACCACCCACTTAACCCCCGTATCTGGTGCCTAAATACCTCATAACAAAAGGAGGTATTATGAAACCCATTCGGTTCAGTGGACTAAAGAAGAACTTTGAACGACTATATCCGGCAATGTCCGAGGTCTGGAATATCCAGATCATTGGTGACATGGCTCTGATCACCCATAATGACGATACATCACTCACGATATCCAAGAATGAATACTGGATACTCGTGGATGGACGCATAGAAAAGGTTGATCCAGATAAATAGGATTGTGATGAGTTTCCTTTCTCCGCTCATCATAGCTGCACCTGCCCCTGATCAATACTGGTCAGGGGCTTTTCTTTGCCGTTCCCTACCGATCACTGCCGTTCTCTAAATACCGGCATGAAAAGCCGTGAATATTCTTACCTCTACAAAACCAAGGCGTGGAGAAGCCTGAGAACCGGTCAACTGTGGACAAACCCACTGTGTGCCTTTTGTCAGAGCCTAGCCACCGTGGCCGACCACATCACCCCGCACAAAGGGTGCCCTGACCTCTTCCATGATCCAGCCAACCTTCAGAGCCTCTGCAAAGGTTGCCATGACTCTACCAAGAAGCAGATCGAGCTACGAGGCTATCACAGTCTCATTGATGAGTATGGAAGACCCACGGACCCTAATCATCCCGTGAACCGAAAACCAAAGATATAGATTAAGGCCGGACTTAAGTGATATTCTCACTGCATAAATAGAAGTAGAGGGAAATGCAGCCCCTCTCATCTATAGGAGAAGCATTATGATGTTAGACATTACAGTTGTAATTATAATTATTATAGCAATCGTATTGGCCTTATCGGCAGAGGTGCATATTTCATATACTATAAGTGAAACAACAAATGATCCAGAAACTATTAAGCCTGATCAGACCAAGACCACAAGCAACCATCACTGATCAACATGGCAACACCATCATAATCCAAGCAAGCAAAATCAACATTAGGAGAAAATCAAAATGATCAACATCATAATACTTGTTCTAGCCACACTCGTTATCACTAACATGTTCAGTGCAAGAGCCATGCAAGCCCGTCTACGTGACCTAGAGAACAACAAGGCAAATACCACTGACCTCTCTGAATTGGCAAACCGTGTCACCGTATTGGAAGCAAAGCCTTACCTATCAGACATAACAGGGTAAGCATGGACCAGAAAGAACTAATACAGAATACGAGGTCTGCCCTATCACTGATAGCCGCCGATCTAAACAAGATTGAGACACCAACCACTAATGACGCATTCATAGCATTGATACTGGCCCGCGTCATACAACGCATAGTCTACAACGCATCACCAGAGGATCGTGAGACACTATATGAACTAACACAAGGAATGACATTATGACCGACCTCAAAACCGTGCTGGTGGACGCTCTGAACGCCAGTCAGCACCCCGGCTATGATCCAGTCAAAATCTTTTCGGAACGGGATGAAGATCACCTGATCGAAACAGGAGAATATCGTCTCATCGACTGGATCGACGGAGGAGAAGGCCGCTGGGCACATGATGGTGATTTGGTTGTTCAGCATGACAGTTTGTTTGACGCAGACCGTCTGGCCCAAGCCATCACCGATCATTTTCTAGATCGTGAGAAGGTCAAAGCAATATTGCTTTCAGCTTTGGATGAGCTTGACATTGGTGTTGACAATCACGGGTTCCGCCTCACCGATTACTATTACGATGAAGACGGTAATATTTTTATTGGCAACAGCAGCCAAAACGACCCCGAATGGGGTGATGGTCCGATCTACGATGCGTTCACGACCGGATTGATACCGACTGAAAAGTTTGTTGACCGTCTCATTGAAGGTCTGGCCGGAAAGGTTGGTGAGTGATGAGCACCTTTGGACTATTCGTTAGTTGTATGATGATGTCCCAATATCTTTTTGGTTTTTGGGTGGGTTATACATTTGCAATGACTAGGAAGGCTGGTGAGTGATGCACCCAATAATCTTCTTCTTAGGTGGTTTCATTTTTGGCGTCGTCTGGACGTTGATGATTGCATATGACGTTGAGCGTAAAATGAGAAATAGAGTTCTCGTGTTCGGAAAGGCTGGTGAGTGATGGGTAAAGTTGACTACACTGGTCCGGTCACTGTCGTATATGATCAAGTGATATACCACGTGATAATGCCTCGACACCGCATACCTAATCTGTATGAACTATACAAAAGACTAAAGCGTGACCATGATATAGAGAGCATTGGATACCGTGATCTATCTGATACGGATGCAGTAGAACTAAAGCTTCATGGAATGTTAAAGGAGTATGTTTATCCAGAACCAGACATTAAATATGGTGTTCTGGTTGACGCTCATGGCAACCTAAACGGTTGGCAAATGATAGACCAAGCTGGCGTAACCCGTATGCGTTTTGGATTGTTCTGATAGAGGCCCCCAAGTGGGGCCTTTTTCATGCTCTCTAGATACCCTCTATTTGCCCTAGGAAGCCTGTGGAGAGCCAAGTCTGATTTTGGGTCACTGAAGACCAGAGGTAGGCCCCAGACCCCCTAGGGGTGGTTCCAAAGACTAAAGCACGCCACTTCCAAAGAACACCCGCCCCCCACAATTGGTGGAGATAGCCTCAAAAAGTTTTTTTTGCCCCCTCTGTCTAAATACAGTCATGAGTAACGAGAAGGGTCTAACACCAAAACCACCCGCATATCTGAGCAAGGACCAAAAGACTGAATGGCGTAGGCTCGTGGCCTCACAGCCTGAAGGCTTCTTCAACACTGGTCACACTGAACTAATCCTATCCTATGTTTCCGCCACCCTTCTGCTGAAGGAGGCCAACCGTCTCATTGATGATGATGGCTACCTAGCTGAAGGAAGCCAAGGCCAGATCATCCAGCACCCTGCCGTGAGAATGCAGGCAGAGGCCATCAAGCTTCTGAACACGCTATCGGCCCGCCTAGCCATCGATCCCGCCACGCAGAGAGCCGGTAACGCCTCGGCCAATGGCCCCGGCCCCAATGCTCAAAAAGGGGAGTTCACAGGCCTGATAGAATGATCAGGATCAGCACGACGGCTGATCGGGTCATCAGCTTCATCAACAAGCTCCCCATCGTGGATGGCCCCGCAGTGGGTCAACGCTTCGTGGTTGATCCTTGGATGGAAGCTTGGATCAGAGATATCTATGAGCCTCACGACGATACCGACCACACCACACGGTTGGTGCAATCGGCCTACCTCTCTGTGGCCCGCAAAAACGCCAAGAGCTACCTAGTCTCTGGCCTCCTATTGGCTCACTTGGTGGGTCCACTCTCACAGCCCAATGGTCAAATCTATTCGGCTGCCGTGGACCGTGCACAGGCCCGCGTCATCTTTGATATGTGCGTCAAGATGATCAGCATGACCCCTGAGCTTCAGGCGGTGCTACAGGTCAAACAGCACCAGAGCGTCATTAGGGTCAAAAGCCCATCCATTAGGGGTGCAGGGTCCGTCTATCAGGCCCTGTCAGCCGAGGTAGCTTCAAAGCACGGGTTAGGTGCCGACTTCTTCGTCTACGATGAGTTCGGAGAGGCCAAGAACGGTGACCTGTGGGACGTTCTCTTTGACTCGATGCAGGCCCGCAAGAACCCACTTGGTGTGGCTATATCGACCCAAAACAACAATCCCCTTCACCCCTTCACCGTTGCCCTCGATTCCGGCTCCAATGAGAACAGGGTGGTTCACGTCTATGCAGCCGATGAAGGCTGTGACCTCATGGACGAAGAGCAATGGGTGAAGGCCAACCCTGCCCTGCTGACATGGAAGTCAAAGCAGACAATCCGTATCTCTGCCCAAGAGGCTAAGGATAACCCCGCAAAAGAAGCAAACTTCAGGCTTCGTTACCTGAATCAGAGGGTTTCAGCCGAAACGCAATTCTTCTTGTCTCATCACCTGAACGCTATTTCACCTAATGGTAGGCCGTTCAGTTACAAGAACCACGTTTCGGAGGCCCATGACTTCAAACCACGGGAACGCATCTACCTTGGTCTAGACGCCTCTAAACGAACCGACCTCACGGCCTTGGTTGCCGTATCTGAATCCGAACCCGGTAAGGTAAAGTCATGGTTCTGGAAGCCCGCAGGCTTGATTAAAGAGCATTCAGCCAAGGACAAGACACCATATGACAAGATGGTTGAAAATGGGTGGCTGATAGCACCAGAGGGTGAGACCATCAGTCCTGAATCCATTGCTGAGAAGATCATAGCCCTTCATGAAGAGTATGAGATTATGGCTCTGGTCTATGACTTTAACCACACTGACGATATTATGGCACAGATCAGGAAGGCCGGTTACAGCGTCGGAAAAGAAGACTCTGATATCCGTGGGATTAAGTGGGGCAACGGTGCCAATGATGGTGCTAAGGCCGTTAATGCCATTGAAGATGCAGTTATACGCAAGCAACTAGAGCTATGCGGTAACCCACTGATGTATATGTGTCTATCAAACGCCGTTATAGATACGGATAGTATGGATAGACGCAAGTTTGTGAAGGGTAAGGCAACCAGACGCATAGATGGTGCCGTAGAGAAACCGGTAGCTCTGGCCTGTCGTGTCTTTGACCGTGATAACAATCCACCCGAACCGGTATTCAACCCCGATGTGTGGAGCCTAGATCAGCTTATTCAATAAATAGGTCTATGAGTGAAAACATAGACTGGATCAATGAACCCCTAGAGACACCTAGACCAGAACCACGATCACTAACGATCAATAATCAGGACGTTGGTGATATATTTGGCAGAGAGATTGCTAGGCTATTTGGTGAAGATCACGCCGGAACGATCACTGATGGGGCCTCTGCACTTCAGATCGTAGCTGTATCATCCGCCGTTAACTTCATTAGTGACCAGATAGCGGCCCTACCCGTCCATATCTACAAGGATACGGACCAAGGCCCTGAATACGTTTCGGATGAGCTATCCAGAAAGCTAAAGGGCACTATCAATCCAGAGTTTCAGACGTTTGAACAGCTTCTGAAAACAATGGTGTCTAGCTACCTCCTAAATGGTCGAGCCTACGCCTACCTAGAAAAGGACAAACTAGACCGTATTACCGCCATATATAGCATTCCATACGAGAACATCACTGTTCAAAGGATACGTGGCAAGAAGGTTTACACAGAGACCTTTGTGGGTGGACGCATCAAGCATCACAAGCCTGAGAACATCATCGACTTCGTGATGCTTTTGGATGGTGACGGGATCAACTCATACAATCCCGTAAAAACGCATAGCAAGACGCTCACGGCCATTCTCAATGTTGAGAAATACACCAGAACCACATTTGGCAAGAACGGAATCCCGCCCCTCCAACTCATCTCTAACGTCGATTACCAGACCCCCGCCAACCAGAAGAGGGCCGGTGACGCCATCGAGAAGGCCACCAAGGCAGTCTACAGCCAAAACAGTCAGGTTCTGGTTCCGCCCGCTGGTCACAAGCTTGAGAAGATCGGCCTAGACCCTGCCACTCTGCAACTTCTGGAATCCAAGAAGTGGAACCTTGCCGAGATAGCAAGGATTTTCAACCTCCCGCCGCAGTTCCTACAAGACCTCTCATACGGAACCTACAGCAACACGGAACAACAATCACACAACCTCGTGAAGTTCCTGTTACAGCCGATGGTCAGCAACCTAGAGCGTGAACTCAACTCAAAGATATTTGGTAACGATAGTGACCAATATATCAAGTTCAACTTTGGTGCACTTCAAAGGGGTGACTTCACAAGTCAGATCAATGGTCTGTCGAGGGCCGTCCTTGCTGGAATCATGACACCAAACGAAGCCCGAGAGCTTCTAGAATACGGCAAGAAGGAAAATGGTGACAACCTATTCATGCAAGGGGCCAACCAACCTCTTGAGGCCCTATTAGGGCTAAATAGAACTGAACAAGATGGAAGCGGTGACCCCGCGTCAAATGGAGCCAAATGAAGCAAGTAGAATATCGTAGCTTTAAACTACACATCGATAAGAACGAAGAGACCAGAGATATATTTGGTGCGGATGGCAAGGTCACTGGTCACGCCATCGTATTCAATAGCAAGTCCCATAATCTAGGTGGCTTTCGTGAAGTGGTTGAGCCTGATGCTCTGACTGCCACGTTGGCTCAAGGCCATAATATCTTTGCCCTGTGGGCACATGACTATGACCAACCGCCTGTTGGTTCAACTAGATCAGGTAGCCTCTCACTAAGAGCCGATGCTACCGGCCTATACTTCGAACTAGACCCTTCAAGACTGACTGAACAGCAAGCCGCCGCTATTCGTGCGGGTGACATGCAAATGTCCTTTGGTTTCTACGCCAATGACGAAGAGTGGCTAGACCTAGATCAAGAAGAATCTACCCGCATCTTGAAGCGTATTGATCTAGTTGAAATCAGCTTCGTTATTTCACCTGCTTATCCAGACACAACGGCGGCTCTCCGCAGCTTGGATCAAGCCAAGTCCGAGAACTCATCGGACACTGAAGCTAATAATATAAATACAAATGATGATGAACGAAACTTACTCGTGGCTCATCTCGATATTCTTGAAGCAGTTATTACCGCTGATTCAAAATAACCGATTTTAAACAACAAACCTTATTCGAATAAAGGAATATTAGAATGAACTCTAAAGAACTACGTAGCAAAGCCCTTGCTAAAATCACTGAAGCCCGTTCGGTTGAAGATAACGCCGCTGCTATTGCCCTGATGGACGAAGCCAAGGCACTGAACGAACGTGCAGCCAAGCTGGAAGAAGTCGAGGCTATTGAAGCCGAACTATCGACCCCTGTTGAGGCTCGTAACCTGCCTGATACCAAGGCTGAAGTCCGCAAGGAAACCAAGGAAGACACCGAGGAGCGTAACTTTGTTGCCGTCCTGCGTGGTGAGAAACGTGCCCAATCGGTTGCGGCTTCGGACGAAGGTGGTCTGACTGTTCCGACCACGATTGCCCGTGACCTGATCACCGCTGCTGTTGACTACTCTCCGATGCTGGATGAGAGCATCTTTGACGTTGAGAGAACCACCTCTGGTAACCCGATGGCCTACGCCGTTCGTGCTGGTCAACGTCGTGCCCGCCTCATTGCAGAGGGTGCCGCTGCCACCGAACTGACCGGCAAGCTAGGATCGGTTGTCCTTGGTGCACACAAGCTGACCACGGATGCCGCTGTTGCCTCTCGTGAACTTCTTCAGGACTCGGCTATCGACGTTCGTAAGTGGTTGATCGATGAGCAAGCTGAATCGGTTGGTTTGGGTGCTGGTTATCAACTAACCGTTGGTGTTGGTGGTGCCTCGGCTCCAACCGGTATCTGCACCGCCTTGGCTTCAAAGGCCACTGAGGCTGCATATCCTACCGCCTCGGCCACCAATGCAGAGCTAGCGGCTCTGGCTGATGCCCTGTTGGACCTGCAATACGGTGTGAACGCCACCTATCGTAAGCGTGGTTCCTACATGATCAACTCGGACGTTGAACGCCTGATCCGTAAGGCCAAGGACGCCGATGGTAACCCAATTTGGCAAGCATCGACCCGTGATGGTGCACCTGCAACCATTCATGGCCTTCCATACATCATCAATGACGAGATGACCTCGGCTGATGGTGATGTGTTTGCTGTCTTTGGTGACATGAAGCAATACAAGGTCCGCATCAGCCGTGATCTATCGATCACTCAACTGAATGAGACCTATGCTCTATCTGACCAAATCGGATGGGTTGGCTTCATGAGACTCGACGGTAACGTCATGCAGAAGGCCGCATTTGCTGCCCTGAAGGTCAAGACCGGAACCGGTGTTGAGGATGAAGACTAATGAAGGCTATCACGCCTGATGGCAAAGTCCTTGAGGGACGTGAAGCTGTTCTAGCACTGAAGGAAGGAAGGGCTATCCCCCTTCCTTCTACCAGAAAACCAGAAACTAGATAATTGAAGGGGGCTACGGCCCCCTTCTTCATAAATAGGTGTATGAGCATATCATTCACCGACATTTTCAAGACTATTGATAACGACGAACTAGCCGTGGGCCTCTCGGACATGAAGGCTCACCTATACATCAGTGACTATGATGGTGATGATAGTCTAATACGAGGCTATATCGAGGCTGCACAATCATTCTTTGAGGGTCCAGAAGGCTTCGGATATGTCCTGATGAAAAAGACCTATGAGATTGAGCTAGATACTTTACCTAGTCATATCCAGATTGATCTTGCTCCACTGACCTCCTTCAGACTGACCCAAGATGGTCAGGTCATTGAACCAGTTAGGTCTAGCCTCCGCAAAGGCTCATTCACCTTCCAGCCCAATAACAGACCCGCCCTCATTACGATCACGGCTGGTCATGCTGATGCTGATGATATTCCAGCGGATATCAAGCAGTTGATCAAGCTACTGGTTGGTGACTGGTATCGTAGCCGTGAAAATACTCAAGAATTCAGCTTCAAATCAATGCCGATTGCATTTGACGCCATACTTAACAAATATAGGAGATATTAATAATGCATACCGTTTTCATGCACTATGATCATAACGAATGGTTAGATATTCATCGTCACGCCTATTACATCCAAGGGAATACATACTTCAACGTTCCAGAAGACGTAGCTAACCGCATCGTCAAGGCTGGTCTTGGTGAGATTATGGATCATGCCAAGCCGGATGATCATCAAGACCATCTAGACTACAATGAGTTTGGTGAGCCTGAATATACGCCTGAGGTCGAGAAACCAAGACGCAGGAAGGTCAGCAAGAAGTGGTAAGCAGCGGCACATACAATCGTGTGCTTCATGTCTTGAGAGCCACTGAAACAGATGATGGATATGGAAACTACACATCCAATGACTTCCTGAAGGTCATGGAAGTTCGTGCACAGGTCCATGAGATGCGTGGCGGTGATGTTGTTCGTGCTGCCCGCATAACTGGTCAGGGTTCTGTGCAGGTCACTATCCGCCAGAACCCAAAGACACGTGATATCACTGCGTTTGACCGCCTGTATTGTCCACGGTTCAAGAAGACATACCACATAAAACACATAGCGGACCTCACAGGCAAGGGAACAGAGCTTAGCCTCACCTGTGTTGAATATCAGTAATGGCTAGGCACGATGCGGCCTCGTGGCGTCGTGACATGAGCCAATACGTGGATGATATCAAAGATATCCATGAGAAGGCTGCTAAGGCCGCATCCACGAACTTTATAAAGAGCCTGAAGCAACTGGCCCCGCACGACACCGGCAATCTTGAAAGCTCATTCAGGTCTGAGAAGGTCGAGGGCGGCTATAAAGTCAGCGTGGGTGGCAAGATCACCACGACCACGGTTGGAAGCCGCACATACGTCCTGACTGGTGGTCAGAGGCCCAGCGGTAAACCGACCGACTACGCATGGGTCCAAGAATACGGGTCCAAGGTGATGAACATCCCTGCCCGTGCCTATCACGCCCCATCCAGATCAAAGGTCCGCAGGGCCTATAACAGACGCATCCGCAATGCAGTGAACCGTTTAGCCAAGAAATACAGTCAAAGGTAAATACGGGTATGTATAACCATCCCGCATTGCCTCTTCAGAAGGCTATCACGAATGCACTTAGATCAAACACAGAGTTAATGAAGCTCATTACGAATGTATATGAATCAGTGCCTCAAAAAGCCCCCTTTCCATACATTGCTTACGGCTCCGAGGCTTACACTCGTGACCTATGGGAACACGAATGTTTTATAGACCTGATTGTTGCCACTGAAGACAAGGGCCGCGTTAATATAAAACATATTGAAAATATTATCATAGGCATTCTTGATTACGAAGCCTAGAGGTTAAAGACTTTCAGGTTGAGGAACAAGGTCTAGAAAGCATAGAGTTTGGTATAGAGACCACGGGTAATAGCCGCATCAGTATCATGACATTCCGCTTTCTGCTTGGTGCAGAGGAAGCCAACGTATTCTAATAAATAGTAGTGCAGCTAATTCAACAATGGAGAAATCATATATGAGGAAATAATATTATGGCTAGAAATAATGTGCAGAGCACACAAGGTCAAAAACTTTACTTGGCCCTTGGTGATGGTGCCACACCAGAGGTATTCACCCGCATCCTGTTAATGAACACAAATGTTGCACCGACTTGGACCCAGAACATCTTTGAGGATTCGGTTGCTGACCTAGACAACTTTGATAACCCTTATGATATTGTCCGTGAGATTCAGTCTCGTGACTTCACTGTTGAGGGTCAGGGTAAACTTGATGCAAGATATCTTGATGTTATCATTGATCTTTTTGAGGGTGAGCGTCAGGGACAGATCGTCAATTGCAAGTTCACTTTTGAGGGACCAAACGGCTTCAGCCTCACTGGTCCATTCGTGATATCTTCGTTCTCGATTGATGCGGTCTACAAAGAGACCTCGACCTGTTCAATGTCGTGGCAGAAAGCCGGTGAACTGGTCTTTGCTAAGAACGTTCCTTAATAGGACGACACAACATACAGTAAAGGGGTCTCTTTTGGAGACCCCTTTTTCATGCCTAGTTCTTAAAGAAGTCAGAGGGCTTTATCCTCTCTACCCCTGTTTCCGGCTCCTTCACCACTCCAAAGAACTCCTCTTCGGATATCTCGATAGTTGGACCATTATCGTCCACGGCCAATCCAGCAAAGAACTCGTCATCAGTGATGCTCTCTAGCTCTGCCTTGGCCTTCTCTTCATCGGTGAGCGGCATGGTGTTGGCCTGAAGCCATCCGGCTCTGAACTGCCCTATCTGCCACAGGGTCATTTTCCCCATGCTCACAGGGTCTAGTCCGATAGCCCCGGCCAATCGGTAGTAGCTTCCCCATTCGATGCGTCCGAAGGCGTCAGGGGGTCCATCTTCGGATTCTGCTCCCCCGGCGTTGTCACCTCATCCTCTGGAACGGGATCGTCAGAGCGTCCAGCCATAGCCGTGTAGATCACGTCTGCTGCTGCATCGGCGTAGTCGTATATGAATCCCTCCCTTAGGTGGCGGTCACAGAACTGCACGGCCTCCCTCGGCTTCATCTCCTCGGAGCCGATCAAGCCCAGCCTGATGGTGTGATAAACCCATGTAGGTGACCAGTTTCCCACTGCCTGACCAGTCATTGGATCAGTGGCAACCAACTGGTTAGCAATAAAGATCGGGCCTCGATCCGTTAGCTCTTGTAGCTCTACAAGCTGATCAAATCCTAGTTTTAAGTCGTAATAGTCATCTCCGATAAGTTTACGAACTTTGGCTGTTCGTGAGCCTTTGTTATTCTGCATAGCTCTATTTACCTAAATAGAGGTATGGCACGACACGAGACCTTCTTCACGGGTGACACAAAAGATATTGACCGCAAGCTGACCCAGCTTGGAAACAGGATGGCTAGATATGAGCAACAGGCTCGTAAGGTCAACACCACTGCATCAAAATCTTTCAACCAGACTTCAACATCAGTAGCAGCACTATCAACAAGCCTGAAGACACTTGCCCCCATTATGGCGGGTGCTTTTTCGGCTAAAGCACTACAGAACATCACTGATACATGGACTGACTATCAGTCCCGCGTTCGTCTAGCCATTGATGAAACAGAGAACGCAGCCGACGTAATGGATAGATTGGCTGATATTGCCAATAAGTCTTACAACACAATTGATACGACTGCTGAAGGCTTCTTGTCTGCTGCCTCAACGTTAAAGTTGCTTGGAGCATCCACAAATGGCGTTCTGGACTACACAGAGGCACTAAACAACGCAATGGTTGTCTCTGGTGCAAAGGCTGAACGTGCTGCCCGTGTTCAGGATGCTTTGGGTAAGGCTATGGCCTCTGGAAAGCTTTCTGGATCGGAGCTTAACACAGTCATTGAGACTGGTGGCCGCGTGGCTGAGCTACTTGCCCAAGAGCTTGGTGTCTCGACCCTTGAACTTCGTAAGATGGGTAAGGACGGCAAGATCACAGCCGATGTTATCTATAACTCACTGACCAAGAATCTATCCACGCTTCGTGCTGAGGCTGAAAGTATGGATATGACTGTTGGTGACGCGTTCCTTCGTCTACAGAACAACATTATTCAATATATCGGAACCACTGATCAGGCCCTAGGTGTATCCGCCAAGTTTGCCGAGGTCATCGTAAAGCTTGCTGATAACCTCGATGTATTAGCCAAGATTGCAATGGTTGGTGTTGCCGTGGCTGGTGCCCGTGGGATCGGGATGCTGACCAACTACGCCGTGGCCGCCACGGCTGCTGGTATCTCGACTGCCCGCCTCACTGCATTCCAAGTAGGGATGCAGGCCAGCATGACCGGCGTAACCCGTGCAAGCCTGTTGGCTACCACGGCCATGAACGGCCTGAACGCCTCTATG